ATCGGGCTCGGCTTCTCTGGTTACACGCTGATCGAGCTGGCCGGCCAACAGATCGAAACATTCTTCAAGCGCCTGTTCGCCGTCGCGACCGGCGCTCTCGATAAGCTTGGTGGGAAGAGCAAATGAGTAACTGGGTAGAGATGGCAACCATCGCGTTCATCGTGATTGGCATTTTCACCGCGATCTGGAGAGGCGGCGCGGCCAATCCTGAAGGTACGCGGACATTGAGCAAGGGGCTTGGTCAGCTATCTGGCCGCGTCGGAGAGCTCGATCAACGCGTCGGCCACGTTGAGGAAGAGCTTGACCAGCTGCAGGCAACGGCGGCGACCGGCAAGGACATCCAGCGACTTGAAGAGCGCATAGCCACTGTGCGCGCGGAAATGCAGGGCCACAGCGAGCTCGCCAAGCGCACGCATGCCAGCGTCAAACGCATTGAAGATCACCTCATCGATAAAGGTTTTGGCCGATGAACAGCTATGCCCAGCGCTGCGAACAGGATGCGCGCCTTGCTATCCTGGCAGAGCTTGCCGAGCAGCGCGACGCGATGCTCAATGTCCTGTCAATCACGCGCGTGATGGATGCGATCGGCATGCGCCGGTCGCGCGAATGGGTGGAAACCCAGCTGGAGAAGCTGGAAGAGCTTGGCGCTGTCAGGCTGAGCCATTCCGAAGTGTCGGGCCTTGGTGATGTCACCGTTGCCACGCTGACGCGCGCCGGGCGCGATCATGTTGAGCGGCGCAGTTTGATCCGCGGCGTCAGCTCGCCCGCGGACGCGGTTTGATCGCGTGGCCCAGGCAATCGATCCGGTTCAGGGCGGCCCCGGCCGCCGCAAGGGTTTTGGCCATATCTCATCGATAGATCGCCTGCCAGAACAGTGCGACGAGGATATCGAGTGGGCCAATACCGAACTGCGCGAACGCCGCATGCCGCAAACGGTCATCCTTGAACAGTTCAACGCGCGGCTTGCCGATAAGGGCATCAAGGGCATCTCCAAGAGCGCTTTCAGCCGCCATTCGGTGCGGCTGGCGATGGAGATCCGCAAGATGGAAGCGAGCCGCCGCATTTCCGATGAAATCCTGCAGCGCCTTGCCCCTGGAGAACGCAGCGAAGGCACGATCGCGGCGACCGAGCTGCTCAAGCACCGCATTCTGGAAATGGTGCTTTCTCAGGATGAGCCTGATCTGGGCCTGCTGGAAAAGGCATCGCTTACCATCAAGCGGCTGAGCAGCACGGCCATTCAGGAAGCCGAGGAACTGCGCGGCGATGAACAGCGCCGCCGTGATGAAGAACAACGCAAGGCCAACGAAGAGACCGCTGCCAAAGTCGCCTTTATCGCCACGGAGGCTGGCCTTGGAGAAGATCGCATTGCCGCGATCCGCAAGGGTGTTTTGGGACTTAACTAGACAAGGACAACGCCAATGAACCGCGAAATCCACACCATTTCTGGCTTTGCGCTCGATCGTGAAGGGCAGCCAGCGCCAACGCTTTCCGTTCAGATCGGTTCGCTTGCCGGGTTCAGTAAGGATGACGGAAGCTGGTCGCGCCGTGTTTACGCCGGTGATGTTACACTGGAACTGAGGGGCGGCGGGCTTCCGGGACCGGTTACAGTTTCGGTTGCCGTCAATCGGGATATCCGTCTGGACGTGATCGGCGGAGACACCCTTCTAACCGACGCGTCGATCACGGCTGTCGGGCCGTTCGAGCGGGTTGAGCGCATAGGGGCTGCTGACGAAGAGCCGGAAGCCCCGCCGCAACAGCCGGACGGCCCATCGACCCGCCCGGAGTTCAATCCCAGCGGCAATCCAGCGGTTGCCCGACTGAAAGTGAAAACCGAAGAGCTGCTCGGCGATATCATGGTGCTGCTGCCTGAAAGCCGCGAGCGCGCGATCGCGATTGCCAATATTGAGCAAGGCTGCATGTGGGCCGTCAAGGCTGCGACAAAATGATGAGCGTTGCTGACTATGTGCTGGCGGTCCTTGGCGCGCTGGTCTGCCTTGTCTGGTGCGGCGGATCGTTCCTGATCGCGGCGATAGACGCTTTCGCGCCATGCCCGAATGAGGCGACCGCAAAGACCGGACGCAAAGGCTGTGCCTCGCTGATCGTTGCCCTGCTGGCGCTGGTCTATTTCGGCGGCGTGCTGCTGAACGGCACATGGAGCTGGTTGGGGTGAGCAAGCGTTCCCGCCTTTATAGCCAACTTCCCGAGCGGCCCGTGGGCGTGCGGCGAAGCTGGCGCAAGCTGTCGCCTGACCTTGCTGAGATCGGCGAACGCCTGCGCACCTGCTCTGTCTTGGTGAAACCCGAATGGGGCAATCCGGTCGAAGCGTATGAGTATCGGGAGCGCAAAGGTGCCCTGCGACGAATTGAGGCGCGCTATGATGGCGAACGACGCATCTCGATCAGTTTCCGTCGCGATGGCACGCGGATCGAACGAACGTGCCTCTATGTCTGAACCCGCCATCTCGATCGACACCGCTGGCGAGCAGCCCGTCATCCCGCGGGAGCCAGAGCAGCTTCCGCCCGAGCTGACACGCGGCGCGGAAATCCCGGACGATCTCGATCCGCTGGCTGACGGTATTCTGATGCAACATCAGAAGGACTGGCTCGAAGACGACAGTGACCTGAAGCTTGGCGAGAAAGGGCGGCGCACAGGCCTCACTTTTGCCGAAGCGCTTGACGATTCACTTTCTGCCGCCGCTTCGCGATCAGCGGGCGGCGATAACGTGTTTTATATCGGCGACACGAAGGACAAGGGACGCGAATTCATCGGGTATGTCGCGCACTTTCTGAAGATTGTTGCAGGCGAACTCGTAGAGATCGAGGAATTCGTCTTCATGGATCAGCGCGAGGATGGCTCCACGCGCGGCATATCGGCCTTCCGTGTGCGCTGCGCCAGCGGCTTCAGGGTTGAGGCGCTGTCTTCCCGGCCAGAGAACATTCGCGGGTTGCAAGGCATTGTCGTCATCGACGAAGCGGCCTTTCACAAGGACGTAAGAGCCGTCTTAGACGCGGTGAATGCGCTTCTTATCTGGGGCGGAAAAGTGCGCGTGATTTCTACGCACAACGGCACGCTCAATCCGTTCAACGAGCTGGTGCGTGAGGCACGCGCTGGCAAAGTGCCATTCTCGGTCCACAGGATCCCGTTCCAGGCAGCTATCGATAACGGCCTTTACAAACGCGTCTGTCTGATGCGCGGGCTGGAATGGTCGCCTGAAGCCGAAGCCGCATGGGAAGCAAAGATACGCGCCGCATACGGTTCGCGCACGGCCCAGATGGAGCAAGAGCTTGATGCCATCCCCGCCGATGGTGAAGGCGCGGCGCTAGCCCGTGTTGTCATCGAACAGGTGACAAGCCGCGACGTGCCAGTGATCCGGCTGTCGCTGCCCGACAGTTTCAAGGCCGCCGAAAAAAGCGCGCGCAAGAAGCAAATCGAGGACTGGTGCCGCACCGAGCTGCGCCCGCACCTTGATCGCCTCGATCCCAAGCGCCGCCACGATTTCGGATTTGACTTTGGACGCAGCGGCGATGCGTCCGACATGATTATTCAGGAGCTGGGACAAGACCTGATCCGGCGCTGGAAGTTCGTTGTTGAACTGCGCAATGTCCCGTTCGAAGCCCAGCGCGATATCATGTTCTACATTGGCGAGGCTTTGCCCCGGCTTGGGCATGGCGCGCTCGATGCCACGGGCAATGGCGCCTATCTGGCCGAAGTCGCCGCGCAGAAATGGGGCGACCGGATATCGGAGATCAAGCTGTCCCAGCAATGGTACCGCGAAAACGGCACGCCCTATATCGAGGCGTTCGGAGACCGCACTGTTGTCATCGCAGCCGATGAAGATGTCGTGCGCGATCATCAGGCGCTGCAATATGTGAAGGGCGTCGTCATGGTGCCTTCGGACATGCGCTATAAAGGCGAAGACGGGCTGGATCGCCACGGCGATACCGGCATCGCCGGAATGCTCGCCTGGTTCGCATCGCGGCAAGGCGCGGTGCTTTACGAATATGCGCCGGTCACCACGCGCGAAGCCAACGGCTTTGACGATCCCGATCACGATGATTTCAGTCGCGATGGCTTTGGCGGCCTTGGCCGATCGCCGCTGGGCGCGGGGATAAGGAGCGGCGGCACATGGTGACCGACGACATGAAAGCCGCAGGCTGGATGGAACATGACGGCAGCCATTGCCCGATGCCAAACCGCGGCGCTGTCGAAGTGCTGCTTCGCAATGGCCGCATCTCGATGAGCCGGTTCGGTTTCTGGTTCTGGCCTTGGTGGAGCGAGACGAACATCGATATCGTTGGCTACCGCCCCGATGAACCGGATGAGGAAAGGCTGGCCGCATGATCGCGCAAGGCTATCCCACACTGGAAATGATCAATGAGGCTGATCGAAAGGCCGCCGTCTGGTTTCTGATGGCCAAAGGCAGATTCGGCAAGCAACTGATAGGCGATGTGCTGTCCGGCAAACTGGATGACCGTCTGGATCTGCTGAGGCATCTTGCCCGGTTTCGGTTGGCGTTGCGGCGCAAGGTTCTTTCTGGCCTGCCGCTTTCGTGCCGGGACGCCTTTGAGGCGGCCGCGCAGTATTGCGCTTCGCTTGGTCTGTGCGCGGAGGCTGCCGCGCTGCGCTCTGGAAGCGGCCTTGATCGTCCGGAAGTCGCAGTGTTCGAAAAGCACCTGCGCAATTACGAAAGGATCTGTGCATGAACGCTCTCGTCGATCAATGGGGGCAGCCGCTTCGCAAGCAGGTGCTCACTCGCGAAGTGGCCGGGCCAACGCTGGCAGGCGTGCGATCGCCCATATCCGGCTATCCCGCCGATGGCCTGACGCCGGTTCGTCTGGCAGAGCTTCTGCGCGAAGCCGATCAGGGAGAGCCGCTGCGCTTCTTTGAACTGGCCGAGCTGATCGAGGAACGCGATCTGCACTATGTCGGCGTGCTGGCCACCCGCAAGCGCAGCGTCTCGCAGCTGCAGGTCACCGTCGAAGCCGCGTCCGATGATGGTGCCGATGTTGAAAAGGCCGATATGGTGCGCGACTGGCTCAAGCGGGACGAGCTGGCCGACGAAACGTTCGATATTCTCGATGCGGTCGGCAAAGGCGTGAGCTTTACCGAAATCATCTGGGACAGTTCCGAAGGGCAATGGATGCCCGATCGGCTGGAATGGCGCGATCCGCGGTGGTTCACCTTCGATCGCAAGGATCTGCGCACGCCGCTGCTGCGCGGCGGGGAAAGCGGCAACGATCAGCCATCGCCGCTGCCCGCGTTCAAGTTCATCCATGCCAACATAAAGGCAAAGTCCGGCCTGCCGATCCGATCCGGCCTTGCGCGCATCGCTGCCTGGGCATGGATGTTCAAGGCCTTTACCCAGCGCGACTGGGCCATCTTCTGTCAGACCTATGGTCAGCCGGTGCGCATCGGCAAGTTCCACGAAGGCGCGACAAAGGAGGATAAACAGACGCTGTTTCGCGCGGTCGCCAATATCGCCGGGGATTGCGCCGCGATCATCCCGCAGTCGATGGAAATTGAATTTGTCGAGGCGGACAACCTTGGCGCTGGGTCTGATCTTTATGAGAAACGCTCCGACTGGCTTGATCGCCAGATGTCCAAGGCCGTGCTTGGCCAGACGACAACGACCGATGCGGTATCGGGCGGCCACGCGGTATCGAAAGAGCATCGCAAGGTTCAGGAAGATATCGAGACAGCCGATTGCCGCGCGCTGGCCGCCACGCTTAATCGCGATCTCATCCGCCCGTGGATCGATCTGGAATACGGGCCGCAGAAGGCCTATCCGCGCGTCGTCATCGCCCGCCCGGATGAGGAAGATCTCGCCCAGATGTCGGAAAGCCTCAGCAAGCTGGTGCCGCTGGGCCTGCGCGTGAAGCAATCCGAAGTGCGTGACAAGTTCGGCCTGTCCGATCCCGATGATGAAGACGATGTGCTGCGCCCGGCCACAGCGCCAGTCGCTCCCGGCACTGCCCCGCCTGAAACGGCATTGCAGGCACAGGAAGCGCCCGCCGCGCCGCATCCCGCGGCGCAGATCGCCGATGCGATGGCAGGCCAGGGCGATGCTGCGGTTGCGGATATGATCGAACAGATTGAAGCGATGCTGAACAGCGCCAGCGACCTGAACGAATTTCGCGCCATGCTCGATGCTGCCTATCCCGGTATCGATGCCAGCGATCTGGCCAGCGTTCTGGCAGGCGGCATGACTGCCGCCCATGCGGCCGGGCGCAGCGATCTGGAAGATGAGAGCGAGGGCGCGTGATGGCTACCGCCGATCTGTTTGAACGGCCGCCCCGCCGCCCGGCACGCAAACTTATGAAGCTGTGCGATGCTGGTTCGTTTCCTGATGGCAGGAAGGCCATCCATTTCGTGTGCGCGCGCTGCGGCCATGATGATGGCTGGTCCTATCAGACCGAAACGAATAGCCAGGCAAAGGTTGGCCGCCCATGCCCGAAATGCAACTGATGGAACGCCTTCGCCACACAAGCCCCAGAACGCGCGTAGAGCGCCTCGCGGCCAGTAGGGCGGCTGAAATCGCAGTACCTGCCTTCTTATGGCTTCTTATCGGGCCTCTTGGCTGTGTTTGAAAGGAACTGAGATGAGGTTGCACTGGCTCGCCGCCGCCACCCTTGTTGGTATGGATATAGCCACCGGTCGCCGCGAAGCAGCGGGGCGTGGCAATGACCCGCGTTCAGATGCGGTGAAACGCTGCTATTTCGGTAGTCCAAACAGACTACCGGGCGGCCCGCCGAAACCTTTGACCAAGAGGCAGCGGCGACGAATGCGCGGCAAAACAAAGAGGCGCTAATGCCCGATGAACATCCTTCCGCCGTTTCCGGTGCATTTCGAGAGCCGTTCCCGGAGCAGGTCGCGTTCTTTCGTGGCAAGCTGGGCAATCTGGTGCCGACCGAGCGCTGGGACGATATTGAGCGCGAAGCGCATGACAGCGCGTTCATGGTCGCCGGTGCCACAAAAGCCGATCTGCTGACCGATCTGGGCGCGGCAACCGACCGGGCTATCACCGAAGGCAAATCGCTCGAAGCGTTCCGCAAGGACTTCAAGGCGATCGTTGGCAAGCACGGCTGGACGGGCTGGACTGGCGAAGGCAGGCTCAAGGGCGAAGCATGGCGCGTGCGCACGATCTATTCGACCAATGCCTACACCAGCTATGCAGCCGGGCGGCTGGCCCAGCTGCGCGAAGGCAACTTTCCGTTCTGGCTCTATCGTCACGGCGGCAGTCTGGAACCGCGCCTGCATCATCTGGCATGGGATGGCACCGCACTGCCGCCCGATCATGAATTCTGGAAGACGCACTATCCGCCCAGCGACTGGGGCTGCAGCTGCTATGTCGTTGGCGCGCGATCGGCGCGCGGCGTAAAGCGGCTGGGCGGCGATCCCGACAAACAGCTGCCAAAGGACTGGAAACGCCGCGATCCAAAAACCGGCGCGCCGGTCGGCATCGGGCGCGGCTGGGATTATGCGCCGGGCAGCACCGTGTCGAACACGATTTCGGCGCTGGCCGCTAAACCGCGCAACTGGGATTATGCGGTTTCCAAGGCGTTCATGGGGTCGCTTCCGCCTGATCGGGCAGAGGCATTTGCCGAAGCTTACCGGTCGTTGCCCAGCACACAGGACGATGCCCGGCGCTTTGCAAAGGCGATATACGAAGGCAGACCGCCCGCGGCAGACAAGCCTGTCCGCACGCTTGGCCCGGCGCGGGCGACCGACGCCGCTGAAGTCAAACGGCTGACCGGCAAGGATGTTGACGGGTTCGATTATCGCGTCGCCCAGGATTCCGTGCGCCACGTTATCAACGAACACACTGATCCCGAGGTTGAAGCCGCGCGCGATCAGCGCGTGGTCGGCCCGGAGGATTTTGGCCTGCTACCGTCGATCGTTTCATCGCCTGACGCGATCACGGGGCCGAGCGTTTCCAAAACTGGTGAACTGCTCGTGCATTTCTCCAAATTGATCGGGACGGAGCGAGTGACCGCAACATTCGCGATCCACGAACGCCGCCGTTCGATGACCCTGAAAACCTATTTCGTGAAAGTGATGAACGGCCCCGCACTTACGCCTTGAACGTTGCTGCACCGAATGCAGCCGCCGCGATGCCGTCAGGAGGCACTATAACCATGCCCAGGTTAATTTTCAACAACGAGGCTTCGAAGAAGGCGTTGCGCCGCGCGGCGGACCTGCTTGGCGATATGACGCCGGTCTATCAGGACGTCGGCGAATACATGCTGGAGGCGACGCGCGATCGGTTCCGCAAGGGGGAAGCGCCGGACGGATCGAAGTGGCCGGCCAAAAGCGCAGCCACGCTCGATCGCTACAAGCGGCTGGGCTATGGCACGCTCAATCGCCCCTTGATCGGCCCGTCGAAATCGCTCTCTCGTCAGATCCTGCGGTTCGTGTCAGCCGATGGCGTCACCATCGGTTCAAACCTTGAATACTCCGGCGTGATGCAGTTCGGCGCGGCCAAAGGCGCGTTCGGCACGGACAGTCGCGGACGATCGATCCCCTGGGGCCGCATCCCGGCGCGCGCCTTTCTCGGCCTTTCAGATGCCGATGAGGAAGCAATTATCGACATCGCAGAAGAACACATTGAGCCGCTTCTCGACGCTGACGGTTAAGCGCACCTTCCCCGAATCACAGTTTTCGTTCATGATCCGGCCGATCGCCTGATCACCCTCCCACCACGCTGATTGCCCTGCTGCCCGCCTTCGCGGTCATGTATTTGCCTGCGCGGGCGGTGCACATCGTGGCTCATGACGAAGCCCGCAACCCAGATCGCGCTATGCGCCGCAATTCCGGTTCCCGATGGGGACGCCGCCGGTGACGCGCCTGAATGGGTGCATCTGCTGCCTGCCGGTGAAATCCGGACCGAAGATGGCCGCGGGCCTTATCGCGTCAAATCGATGCATGCGGTCGCGGACACGCTGAAGCCGGGCGACAAGCTGGCGATCGATGAATGCCATTCGATTGATCGCGCTGCGCCCAAGGGAAGCCCGGCACCGGCGCGTGGCTGGATCGTGGCGCTTCAGGCGCGCGACGATGGCCTGTGGGGCAAGGTGGAATGGACCGAGACCGGCAAGGCGCTGATGGCTGACAAGGCCTATCGCGGGATCAGCCCGGTCATCCTGCATGACAAGGCTAACACGGTCAGCGGCCTGCTGCGCGCCAGCCTGATCAACACCCCAAATCTCAAAGGGCTTGTTGCCCTGCATTCGGAGGAAAACCCAATGGATTGGAAAGCGAAGCTGATTAAGGCTCTTGGCCTTGACAGCGAAGCCGACGACGCGGCGATTGAAACCGCGCTCAAGGCAAAATTGAAAGCAGCCGACGCAAAGCCCGAAAAGGCCGAGCAGTCGCAGGACGTGCAAATGTCCGAACAGTCGGTGCTTGAAAACCCGACATTCATCGCCCTGCAGGCCGAGCACACCGCGCTTGCCGGAAAGTTTGATGCGCTGAGCGAAAGCGTTGCGCGCGACAAGGCCACCGCTTTTGTCGATGGCGCGATTGCCGAGGGCTGCACCGGCGTGAAGCCAGCGCGCGACGAATACATCGCCATGCACATGGAAGATCCCGCGCGGGCGCAAAAGCTCATCGCTGCCATGCCCAAGCTGTCAGGCTCAACCCATGCGCAGGATGTTCCCGATCAGGCTGGCGAAAGCGGCCTTTCGGAAGCGGATCGCAGCGTCATCGCGCTGATGGGGCTCGACGAAGAGGAATACAAGGAGAGCCTTGCGGCCTCCGGCACAGTGAAGGAGGCGCTCTGATGGCCCTGTCTGCCGATCGCAATACGCCGCGCCGCGAGGGCGGCTTTGAAAGTCATCCGGTCAAGGCATCGACCAAGATCTATGCGGGCGCGCTTGTCTGTCTTGATGCCAGCGGTTGGGCTGTGCCCGGCTCGGTGGCAACCACGCTGACAGTGCTGGGCCGCGCCGATGCACTGGCTGACAACAGCGCAGGCGCCAACGGCGATATCAACGTTCAGGTTCGTCGCGGCATCTTCCAATGGAAGAACAGCGCGAGCTCTGACGAAATCACCCGCGCCGAGATTGGCGACACTGCCTACATCGTTGACGACGAGACGGTTGCCAAAACCGATGGCAGCAGCGCGCGCTCAGCCGCAGGCATCATCATCGACGTCGACGCCCAGGGCGTCTGGATCGAAAGCTGAGGAGCTAACCCGACATGATTATCAACAGTGCAAATCTCGCGTCGCTGCGCGTCGGCTTTTCGGCGGCAATGAAGCGCGGCCTTGGCCAGCAAACCAGCCAGTCCGCGCGCGTGGCCACAACCGTGCCTTCGTCCAACAAGGAGCAGAAGTATGGCTGGCTGGGCAAGATCCCCAACGTCCGCGAATGGCTGGGCGATCGCGTCGTCCAGAATATCTCCGAAAGCGATTATGCGATCGCGGAGAAAAAGTGGGAGCTGACGATCGGCGTCGATCGCGACGATATCGAAACCGACAATCTTGGTCTCTATACCCCGCTGTTCGAGGAAATGGGCGCATCGACCATCGCCAAGCCCGAGCAGCTGGTATGGGATCTGCTCAAGGCCGGTTTCGCGACCGAATGCTATGACGGGCAGTTTTTCTTCGACTCCGATCATCCGGTGCTCGATGAGAATGGTGAGGAGCAATCCGTCGCCAACACCGATGGCGGTTCGGGCACGCCGTGGTTCCTGCTCGATGTCAGCCGCGCGATCAAGCCGATCCTGCTGCAGGTCCGCCGCCCGTTCGGTGAACTGGTCGCCAAGGATAAGCCGACTGACGATAATGTCTTTGATCGCAACGAATACGTCTATGGCGTCGATGCCCGGATGAACGTTGGCTATGGCTTCTGGCAGTTCGCCTGGGGCTCAAAGCAGACACTCAACGCCGCGAACTACAAGATCGCGCGCGCCGGGCTGCAGGGCATGACGGGTGACTATGGCCGCCCGCTTGGCGTGAACCCGACGCTGCTGGTCTGCCCGCCGTCGCTTGAAGGCAATGCGCTCGAAATTCTCAATGCAGAACGCGATGCCGCGGGCGCGACCAACGTCTGGAAAGGCACCGCCGAACCGCTCGTTGTGCCGTGGCTCGCCTGACCCTGACCGGGTGAACCACAATTGAGACCCGAGCCGACAATCCGCGTCGGCCGGGTCTTCCGAAAAGAGCCACGCTTTCGATCCGCGTGGGCGCGGCCCTTTTCGCAAGACCCGAGGAGCCATTGATGACCGACACCAAGAACACCGATGCCAGCGGCAGTGCGGGCAAGACGGAACCGGCAACCGCGACTGCTGCGGCGAAGAAGCCCGCTGCGGCGAAGAAGCCCGCTGCGGCGAAGAAGCCTGCGGCCCAAAAGAAGTCCTATGTGTGCGTGCGCGCGGCAGGCAAAAAGCCGCGCCGCCGCGCTGGTCACAAGTTCGGTTCCGAAACGGTCCGGATCGCAGCGGACAAGCTGTCGAAAGCCGACATGAAGGCGCTGATGGACGATTCGCGCCTCGCCGTTGAAATCGACTGACCGGGCGGCGCGCGGGCCATGCCATACATCTCTCTTGACCTTCTGACGGACCGCTATGGTGAGCGTATGCTCCTCCAGCTGACCGATCGGGATGAGCCCGCCACCGGGCTGGTTGACAGCGATGTTGTGGACCGCGCGCTGGCCGATACCGATGCCGTGATCGATGGCTATATTTCGGCGCGCTACAAGATGCCGCTGGCCGAAACGCCGCCGCTGCTGGCCGATCTGGCCGCCGCGATCACAATCTACAAGCTCCACCGCTACGCGCCCGATCCCAAGATCGAACAGGATTACAAGGATGCGCTGGCCTCGCTTGAGCGCATTTCCAAGGGCGTGATCCGTTTGCCGGTCGAAGGCGTTGAGCCAACCGGCTCTGGCTCTGCAGGCGTCCAGACCACCGACCGCGACAGGCCTTTCACGCAAGACAACCTCACAGGTTTCATATGATCCGGATCGATGAAGTCCGCGCGCGAATTGAGGCGCAGGTACCCGATTTGGCAGGCCAGCTTGGCAATGCCGGGCAGTTCTCGCAACTGATCGACAACAACCGCCTGCCTCAGCGCGCCAAAGGCGGTTTCGTGCTGCCGGGCAGCCTTTCTGGCGGGCAAGTTACGTCCGCCACCGGCCTGTTCGTCCAGAACTTCAATGAAACCGTGATGGTTGTCCTGTTCGCGCGCGTCGCGGGCGATCCGCTGGGTGAGAGCGGCCTTGATGAAATATCGCCGCTCGTGCGCGCTGTGATCGAAGGCGTGGTCGGCTGGGGCCCGGACGATGCGCCCGGCGTGTTCGCGCTTAGCCAGGCAGAGCTTGTCGGATCGAAAGACGGCGCGCTGATCTACGAAATCCATTTCACACTTCATGACCAGATGAGAGTGACACCATGAGCAAACCTGAACCGAAGCCGCGCCCGCAAAAAGGCGGCAGCTATGTCCGCGATCCAAACACCGGCGATCTGACACGCACGGAATTCACCAGGCCCGCGCTGACCGCTGCCGAAAAGCGCAAGACTGAGGCCGAAGCGCGCAAGGCCGCGAAAGCCGAGGCCAAAGCCAAAGCGGCTGCCGAAAAGGCAAAGGCCGCAAGTTCCGCCACAACCAAGAAGGAGGGCTGATCGATGGCCGATCCGATTTTCTGGAGAGACAAGACCGTCCTGGCAAAGCCGGAAGGCACGTATGGTGTGGACAGCACACCTGCCGCCGGGAACGCAATCCTGATGACCAACGTTTCGCTCGCTCCGATGGAGGGCGAAGACGTTAACCGCAATCTGGAGCAGCCCTATTTTGGCGCTTCAGAAGATATTCCTGTCGGGCTTTACTGCACCCTCACAGGCGATGTTGAACTGGTCGGTTCGGGCACGGCTGGAGATGCTCCGGGCTGGTCTCCGCTGATCCGCGCCTGCAACGTGGCCGAAACGATTAATGCTGGCGTCAGCGTCGAATACGATCCGATCTCAGCTGGCGGCGAAAGCGTTGCAATTTATATCCCGATCGGACCGACGCGGCACGTCATGCTGGGCACGCGCGGCACCTTCATGATCAAGCTCAATGCGCAAGGCATTCCGGTGTTGAGCTTTACCCTGTCAGGCTTGTTCACACTGCCGACTACTGAAACCCCGATCTCGCCGGACTATTCGGCATTTCAGGAACCGCAAGTCGCCACCAATGCCAATACGCCGACCTTCACGATCGGCGGCACGGATTTTGTGCTCGACACCTTTGAGCTCAACCGCGCAGGGCAAGTCTCTCGCCGCCTGCTGATCGGCAAGGAAGAGATTGTCGTTTCCAACTCTGACGAAACGGCCAAGGCAGTGGTCGAGGCAGTCGGGCTGGGAACCTATAATCCCTATTCGATTGCTCAGGATCGCACGAAGCAGGTGATCCAGCTGGTTCACGGCACGGCTGCAGGAAAAATCGTCACGCTTGATCTCGATCGGACACAGCAGAAGCGAGTTACAGGCTTCGAAGAGAAGGACGGCGTTCAGTTCTGGCCGCTCGATTTCAAGGTTTTGCCAACTACCGGCAACGATCAGTGGAAGATGACACTCACCTGATCCGACGTCGCTGACGCGCAGACAACCATTTCGCAGGCCTGAGAGGCTGCACAGAAAGGAATTATCGCAATGTTCAAAGTGCTCGATGAGCCGACGTTCTCAACCGGTGTCGAAATCAAGGTTCCCACCGACAAGGGGCCGCAGACCGAAAAGTGCAAGCCAACCTATCGCGCGATCGATGCCGAGGAAATCGAAGTGTTCGATCTGCGCTCGGTCAAGGACACGAAGGCCTTCCTGCGCCGCGTGATTGTCCGGATCGATGATCTCACGGACGCCAAGGGCGCTCCTCTCACATGGTCGGAAGAGGCTCTCGAAGCCGTTCTCAGGCTGCCTTACGCGCTGAACCCGCTGACCGTTGGATACTTCGATCAGCTGAACGGCGCACAGAAGGGAAACTGAAAGATGCCGCCCGCGCCTTTGCCGGGTTCGGGCGGCCCGCTGAAACGAGCCAGGCAGTCGAGGACGCGCGCACGCTCGGCGTTCCCGAAGAGGCGATAGCCCGGATCGAAAGGAGCACGAGCGAGGAGCAGAAAGTCGGGATATGGCCGGAAAACTGGGACATTGTGATCGCCTTTCTGACGGTTTCCAGCCAGTGGCGAACGCTGGTTTTGCCCAACGGCAAGATTCACTATTCCGGGCTGGACTATACTGGCGCGCGCGCCGGGCTGGATTGCGCCGGGATCGCGATCACGCCCGATCTGTGGTCCGGCATCCGCGTGATGGAAGCCGCCGCCGCCACTGCGCTCAACTCGCGGACGTGATCGTATGAGCCTGCGCACCGCCCTTGTAATCGATGGTGACAGCGACGGCGCGCAACGCGCGGTTGCCGATGTCGAAAAGTCGATGGCGCTGGCCGAAACGGAAGCCCAGGCGCTTGACACCGCCTATGACCGACTGGAAGCGACCACCCGGTCGCTGGAGGCGGCAACGGATCAATCGGTCAGCGCTCTCAATAGTGCGAAAGCCGCGTTCGCGGCTGGCGAAATCGGACTGGAAGAATACAACAAGTCGCTGTTGGAAACAAAGCAGGCGCTCTCGCTGGTAGAGGCCGAGCACAACGACGCGATGGCTGCGGCAAAACGCGCCGAGGCAGCCAACGCCAGCACCGCCCAAAGCATGGGAGCACTGACCAAAGTCTCCGGCGCACAGCGCGCCGGAATGCAGCAGCTGTCCTATCAATTGAACGACGTGGCCACAATGTATGCACTGGGCGCGCGGCCAATGCAGATTTTCGCCTCGCAAAGCGGACAGGTATTTCAGGCTACCCAGATGCTTTTGGGCGGCACGAGTAAGTTTGCCGCGTTCCTTGGCGGTCCGTGGGGCATTGCGATAACCAGCGCGGTCTCGGTGCTGGCCGTGCTTGGCGGTCAGCTCCTTGCGACGGGTGATGATGCGGAAACGGCAGCGGGCAAGATCGATGGCCTGACAGACTCGCTGAAGCGTCTTGCGGAAGAGCAAGGCACGATCGTCGACATAGCCAGGGCTGAGCAAAAAATTAACGCGCTGAGAGAGCGGCAACTTCAGATCGACACCGAGCAGTCTGGCCATGCCGGGCGCGCAGCAAGGAAGCGGCACGCGTCGATTCAGGATGAGATAGACCTTCTTGAACAGCAAGTCGTCTGGAACGAAGTCGCGAATGAGGGCAGAAAGAAGTCAAACGAGACGGCTGGCAACAGCGCCCGCGCATCCGGAAAAGCGACAGCCGCCACCAAGAAACACACATCTGCCCTTGCGGACAAGACCGCAGCGACCGAGCGTGAGATCGCGCAGACAATCGGGTTGGCCGCGGCGTATGGGGAAGGAGCCGCCGCGGCGCTGGCCTTTGGCAAGAGCGAGCAGGAACTGCGGCTGGCGATTGCTGAAACAACAGCGGCAGGCGCAAAGCGCATTGCCGATCTGGAGGCGGAAACATCGGCGCGCGCCATTCTGAACAACCAGGTGGCGCAAGGACTTATCACTGCCGAAGAAGCCGCCGAGCAGCTGCAGCTGGAAATGGACCTGCGCCCGGCTCTGGCCGCGGCGGCGCTGGCTGAAGGCGATGCCAAGGCCCGGCTGACCGCTATCATCCAGCGCCAGCGCGATGCCTATGCCGATAACAACGCGGAAATCGCGCGTGGCCAATCGGCAGCGCAGACAGCGCACATCCGCACACAAACCGGGCTGATCCGTCAGGAAATCGGCCTCACGCGTGAACTGGGCGAACGACGCATTGCCGCGCTTACCGGGTTGAACGGTCAGGCGCTGGAAGAAGAGCTGGCCGCGATCAACGTCCAGCGCGAGAAGTCAACTGTTCGACTTCAGGCCGATGCCGATGCTGAGGAGCTGCGCAAACAGAAAGTCGACGGCACATCCTACGCGGCCGAACAGCTTAACGCGCAGCTCGAAGCCCAGATCGAGGCGATCTACGAGCGCGCTGACGCTGAAGAAAAGCTGATCGATCTTAAGGCCCGATTCGATGCCGAAGCACGTGCGGCCGCGCGGCTCGCCCAACAGGTTGCGGCACTTGCCGGGACGCTTGGCAATCTTGGCGGTGTGGGTGGTCAGATCGGCGGGCTTATCGGTGCGCTGGGATCGGGCGATCCCGCGTCGGCGTTGCTGGGCATGGGTGGATTTGGCAGCGCGGCTGGCCTGCTCCTCAATCCCGGATCGGTAACACGGCTTGGCTTTGGTATTGAAGGCGGTCTGAACCAGCTTGGCATCGGCAATCTGATCGGCGGCAGCGCCACTCAATTCCTTGGACAGGGCCTTGCCGGTGCAGGCGTTGGCGGTTTGGCCGGTGGCCTTACAGGCAGCAGCACAGGCGGAAGCATTGCCGGGCTTGCCGGGGCTGCGATCGGGCTTGGCCCATTGGGCATTATCGGCGCGGGACTGCTTGGCGGCGTTCTGGGCGGTGCGCTTAAATCGACCAAGCGCGGATCGGCTATCGTTGGCGGCGCAGGCGATAATCTCTCGGTCACCGGCTTCTATGGCAACAGCCAGTCGCGCAAGGATACCGCATCTGCCATCGCCGACGATGCGATCCGGGCGCTCGAACAGATCGCATCGTTGCTTGGCGGAACGCTGGATGCATCGCAGGGACGTGCCTCGGTTGGGCAGCGCGAAGGCGAATTCTTTGTTGATCCGCAGGGGCGCGGTTACACGAAACAAAGCAAGTTTCCGGACATTCTGGGCTTTGGCCAGGATCAGGTTGGCGCGCGCGATGGCTTGATTGCCGATCTCATTTCCGATGGCGTGGTCACCGGTCTGTCGGGCACGCTTGAAAACATCCTTTCCGGCGATGGCTCGCTGGACGAGCGGCTGGGCCGTGCGCGGACAGTCCAGGGCATCGGCACCGCGCTTGAACAGGCGCGCGATCCGCAAGGCTATGCGCTCAAACTGCATGAGGAATGGCGCGCTGGTATTGAGGCCGTTCTGGTAGAGGCAGGTGCCGGAGCGGACGAGCTGGCCCAGCTGGAGGAACTGGCGGCGATCCGGCGTAAGGAAATCGTCGCGCAGTTTGGATCTGATGTCAGCCAGCTTGAACAGGATTTCCGCGACAAGAACATTGAGTTGCTGGCCGCTGAAGGGAAGGCATACGAAGCGCAAATGGCCGCGCGCGCCGCTGAGCTGGAGGATGCGCCCGAGCATCTGAAAGCAACCATTGCTCGAATCCATGCAGCGCAGGACGGCCAGCTGTTAAGGCAGGCCGAAATAGCGTTGCTGGTCGCTCAAGGCGATGAGCTTGGCGCGTTGACCCTTCAACGTGATCTGGAGCGTGCCGCGATGAGCCCGGCGGTCGCTGCCATACACGCGCGCATCTGGGCGCTGGAGAATGAGGCAAAAGCCGAGGCAGCTGCTGCGGCGTCTCGCGAGCGCAGCCAGCAGTGGTTCCTGAGCCGTCAGGCAATAATGGCAGACATTCTGACACTGGAAGGTGACACCATTGGTGCGCTGACGATCACGCGCGCCAACGAATTGCGCGCAGCAGAGGCCTCACTGCGGCCTTTGCTCCAGCGCAAATACGCGCTGGAGAATGAGGCCCGCGCAGCCTCGCAGGCCGCTGAAGCTGCGGCGGAACTGGCGCAAAAGCAGAAGGCGATCGCGGATGAACGCTATTCGCTGGAAGATCGCTATCTGAACCTGATCGGTGACAAGGCCGCGCTTCGCGATCGGGAGCTTGAACGCACGGACCCGGAGAACCGCGAATACTTGCAGATGATCTTCGAGGTTGAAGATGCGCTGGCCCGCCAGGAAGAAGCCGCGCGCGCCGCAGCCGCCGCCCAGGAAGCCGCAGCGCGTGCCGCGGAGGCGCATGGTCGCGCGATTGAGCAGGCGCGCAGCGCTCTCGCCGATGCCTGGCAGCGTGAACGCGGCGAACTTGAACAGACGCGCGATACGTTCCGCGCGCTGGCGGGCGATATCCGTGAATTCCGGACTGGCCTGTCCTTTGGCGCACCGGGCAATCCTGCCGCAGGCTTCGGTCAGGCGCAGGCCGAATTTCAACGCACGGCGCGGCTTGCTCAATTTGGCAATGAGAACTCTCTCAAGGCCTTCCAGGGCGATGCCCAGGACTATCTCGATGCTGCGCTGTCCCGCTCGGCCAGCCTGCTTGATTATCAGCGCACGGTGGCCGAAGTCGCCAACGCAGCCCGGCGCGCGGAAAGCGGCGCTGGCGGCGTTGCGAGCGCCGCTGAACGGCAGGCCGCGGCACTTGATGCGCAAGTCGCCGGATTGATCGATATCGATGAGAACGTGCTCTCCGTGCGCGAAGCCATAGAACAGCTTAACGCGCTGCAGACCGATACCGTTGTCCCGGCATTCACGCATGCGGTTGAGGACAGCTTCGAAACGGTGCGCGCGGAGCTGCAGACAGGCCGCGAGGAAACCAAAGCCGTCCAGGCCGAGACCAAAAGCGAAGTGGCCCGCGTAACCGAGCTGCTGGGTGAGCTGCTGCGGATCTTCCGCGCGGTGACCTATCGCGACTATTTGCGGGTCGGCGTGCCTTCGGACAAGACGCTGCCAGTTACGATCAGCGGCACGATCGACACCAACATCACCAACAACACAGGCAGTCCGGTTCCGGTGGATCAGGTGTCATGAAGATTGCACCGCCAATCACGATTGCCGAAGGCGATCTGACCAGCAACGTGGTGGAGACTCCGCCTGCGGCCTACAGCGGCGCGACCAGCTATGACACAGGCGATCAGGTGTCGATCATCACCGGCACTGTGGCCGCGGTTTATCAAAGCCTGATAGATGCCAATCTGGGCAACGATCCGGCAAGCTCTCCAGACGAGTGGGAAAGCGTCGGGACGGCCTATGAAGTCTATGCTGGCGGCCCCTATGATCTGGACGATATCGTTACCGATGCGGCCAACCATCGGCTGTTTCAGAGCCTGAAGGGATCTAACTCCGCGCCATTGCCCAGCGCCGCCGAAAGCGATGCGAACTGGGGCTATTATGGCCCGACGAACCGCTGGGCGATGTTTGATGAGAAAACCGGAACGCAAACCACGCGGCCCGGTGAAATCGCGGTGACGATCGCGGCCTCGGGCCGGGTGACGATGATCGGTCTGATCAACATCGATGCCGCCGCGGCCAATGTAACGGTTTACGATTCAACCGGGCTGACAGAGCTTTATAATGAGGATTTCTCGCTGGTCTCAACCGAAGGCGAAGCGGGCTGGTTCAACTGGTCGTTTGAGCCGATCGTTCGCTACATCGCACTGACGATCGATGATCTGCCCAACGTGTCGAACCCGAAGATCACGGTGACGCTGACCGGCGAAGGCAATGTCTCCATCGGTCATCTGGATGCCGGTTGGGGCTATGACATCGGCGGGACGGAGCGCGGCGCGAAGATCGGCATCACCGATCATTCTGAAAAAGTGCAGGACAGCTTTGGCAATTATTACCTGCTTGAGCGCGACTACAACGATCGCGGCAGCTTCACGGTGGAGATCGACAAGGTAGATGTTGACCGGATCAAGACCCTGCTCACCTCGCTGCGCGCCAAACCGGCGCTGATTGTCGGCTCCGAACTGCACCGAACGGCGATCTATCACGCGCTGGCGTGGGATTGGGACATCCAGATCAACGATCCCGCGCCCGCGCGCCTGACAATCCAGACCGAAGGACTTTGAGATGCCCGAAATTCCAACACTGACCGCTCCGCCCGCAGCAGGCGCGCCGCAGCGCCTGGTTGATGCCAAGGCAGTGTTCGATCCCAAATCGGACGCTGCGTGGGACTGGCTCTACACCGTGTTCCCGGAACTTGCTGACTTTGGGACCGGGCTGGTCGCGGCCGCGGGGGCCGTTCGTCCGGCAGGAACGTCCACAACCTCGGAGAGTATCGGCACAGGCAGCAAGGCGCTCACGGTCGACGCGCTGCTGCCGCTCACACCAGCGCAGTGGATCATCGTCTCCGATACCGCCGCGCCAACAACGAATTTCATGGTCGGCCAGATCGAGACCTACAATTCGGAAACCGGCGCGCTGACGTTCTCTGTGCCGACCGGCCAGGCCTATGGATCGGGCACCAAGACCAGTTGGGTTGTCGGCCTTTCCGGTCCGCCCGGACCAACCGGCGCGACCGGCGAGACATTCCCATCGTTCGCAAGCAACGCGGGCAAGATGCTGGCGGTAAACAGCGGCGAGAGCGCGACTGAATGGGTTGCGTCCGGTTGGGAAGTTATTGGCACGGCATCACCATCCGGTGCCGCGAGCGCGTCGTTCACGTCGCTGTTGGCGAACGATCAATACAGCGACCTTCTGGCAGTCTTCTCACTCACTCCGAGCACGACAACATCGCTGCGCTTTGCTGTGGGCGATGAGGTGCCAAATTACAGTGGAGAGCAATTGCTGGCGTCCAGCACCACTTCTTCTACTGCAACGCGGGGCTCCATACTGATCCCATTGTTCTCGGCGGATCAGGGGATTGCGATCTTTGCAGGCTCGCCACTCACGTCCGAGCCTGATCTCGATGACGGCAGCTACGATGTTCAGGCTTTCTATGTCGCTGGCGGCATTGACAGCCTGAAATTCAACCCGGCCAGCGGAACAATGTCCGGAACCATCACACTCTACGGAAGGCGCTGATATGGTTGATGTAGTATTTGATGCAAGGCGAAAGCGTGAACTAACGCCTGAGGAAGTATCGGCTCTGCCGAAGCCCTCAAGGCCTGCGCTGGCCGTGCGCAAACAGCGCCTGCGCGATCAGGTCAACACCATCAAACGAGACCGCCAGAACGGCACGGCGGTAACATCGCAAGGCACCGTCGATTCCGATCCTGAAAGCCGCAACAAGCTGAATGGTGCCGTGCTTATGGCGATGCTCTCGATCCAGAACAGCCAGTCGTTCTCGATTGACTGGACGCTGAGTGACAACAGCAGTGTCACACTCAATGCGCCCGCCATGATCGCAATGGCCAGCGAAGTCGGCACGCACGTTGCAACCCAGCACGCCTACGCCAAAGCGCTCAAGGATGCGATCGAAGTGGCGGCGGATCATGCTGCGCTCGATGCCATCGATATACAAACGGGCTGGCCCGGCTGATGGTCGCAGTTCTCGATCCGGACGCTCAGACAGGCTTTGTTGAAGGCTACTTCGCGTGGTCAAACGAGGATGACAGCGCCTACCTCATCGGTGACGATGGCGCGCTGCCAGTAAGCGGCACGCGCGGTCTGACGACACTCGACGATGCGCAGCTTGCGCGGATGGGATCGGACTGGTTCAGCTATGAGGTTGGGCTGGTGTTTATCGACAAGCCGGGAAGTCCAGTTGTTGTTGGCAACAACGGGTTCGAGGGGCAGATTTTTGGTGTGTTCGCAGGCGTTAGCCGAAAGGTGTTTCTTCTAGGCGGGGCCGGGCTGGCTGAAGCCTACAGCCCAATTGGCTCCGCTGTTTTGAACTTCGACTTCCTCATCGCTGAAACGCTCGACCCGCGCATCAGCGCCAGCGGTGGCGTGGGTGGCACGCGGTTCAACGCCAGCGGCGTGCTGGCAGCGGCCTCCGCCCCGCGTTTTAATTACAAGTACAACCCGGCATCGGGCCTTTGGGAAGGCGCGGGTTTACTTTCTGAAGATCAGAAGGAGAATCTGCTGATCTATTCGGAGGAAATTGAGAATGCGGCGTGGAGCGCGAGCAATGTCTCCATCACTGCGAACGCCGTCACCGCCCCTGATGCCGCGATGTCCGCAGATATTATAGTCGAAGACACCTCAACAAGTTCGCACAGCGTTACCAGTGCGACAATCAGCATTTCAAAAGATGCGCTTCAGACGTTTTCTTGTTTTGTGAAGGCCGCCGGTCGGGATGAACTGCGCCTTCAAGTCAACGCGTTCTCGGGTAATCTGATTTACGCTGATTTTGACCTATCGGATGGCACGGTAACACGCGCGATTAACACCGGGAGCGGGAGTGACGTAAGCGCGACAATATCTCAAATAGCAGACGGGTTCTTCCGTGTCGCAGTCAGTGGAATACCGAACGCAGCCAGTTCGGCTACTGGTGTGCAGGCGTCTTTGGTCCTGAAAAAAGACGACGCCTCCAGTTATACAGGCGATGGTTCCAGCGGGATTTGCGTTTGGGGCGCGCAGCTTGAAGAAGGCGCGTCTGCATCGTCCTACATACCCACGACTGGATCAACCGCCACCCGCACAGCCGACAGCCTGACGATGACAGGCGCGGACTTCTCTGACTGGTTCAATCCAGAGGAGGGCACGTTTGTTGTTGAGTTTGATGCCGTCAGTATGGAGGTTATTCAAGCTATATTACAAGTTTCTGATGGCAGCTGGGCAAACCAGGTCAGCCTTTTTCTGACCCCTGAAAACAAAGTGAAACTGCATTCGAAAGACAATGATATTATTACGGTGGATGTCGAAGTGAGTGGTGTTCTCTCGGGTGGTCCGCATCGCGTGGCGATAGCCTACAAGGTGAACGACTTTGCTAGCTCTGTCGATGGCGGGTCTGTCACAGGCGATGCATCTGCGGTGGTGCCGGCTGTGGATCGGCTGCATCTCGCACAATGGCACAGCGGCGATGGAAATCTAAACGGCCACATCCGCAGTATCCGATACTACAGCAGACGCCTTCCAGATGCTGAATTGCAGGCCCTGTCAACATGACTGATCTGTGCATTCTCGCGCGCCTGATCGCCCTGGCGTTTTACCTCACAGGAGGAAAGCATGTTTAACGCACTCGCTGCTGCATCGCTGGCTGTTGTCGGTCCGACTGGCCCCACTCTTAAGGCGGCTGAAGCGACCACTGCTGAAGACATTCGCATTGCTCGGCAAGGCTTTGCTGGCCGGGTTTATGGAGTGGCGCACGGCGCGATGGACCAAGGCGGGCGACTACAAGTCAGCCTGCGCCGGCATGAAGATCAACGCAGTGGTTACTGGCTCTATAGCGGCTGCGAATGTGCGGCTGGCTTTCTGATGATAGTGCAGTGAATGCTCGCCGCTTCACCGATCCGCTTGATGTTCGCCTGCTCGACACCGAACGCGATGGCCTGGGTGAGTTCGAAACGCTCCATCCCTTTACATACGATGTTGGTTATTTCGGGTCAGGGCAGAGCGTGACAGTGCCAGCCGGATATGTGACCGATTTCGCATCGATCCCAAGATGGGCGCGCGGCCACGTGCCGATCACGGGCCGCGGCGCGAAGGCCGCGCTGCTCCATGACTGGCTGCTCGACCAGGACGATCCGCGCGCCAATGATGTGTTTGCTGAAGCGCTGACGCTGGCCGGTGTGCCCTGGCTGCGCCGGACGGCGATGGTGGCGGCCGTAAAGGTATACTGGCGGTGGAAACGCCTCTGGACTTAACCGCGCCCTGACGGGGGCGGCCGAGGCGCGGACACGCCTCGAACCGCGAGCACACACTCGCACCTTGGGCTGGCGCGCCAGCCTTTCAGCTCCCCCGGCCGACATCGGCGGGAGCGTTGATAGGTGTTAACCATGAAGGAGTCGTTTAGATGCGGCGGTTGTGCCGCGCTGCTGTTTAAGGCAGAAAGGAACGCACTGGCCGGGCTGGTCGAGATCAAGTGTCGTCGATGCCGCCAGATCAACCAATTGAGGCCTTTGAGCCCTTCTCCGAGCGCCAAGAGAGACGCCTGAGGAGACAGTCCTTGTGGCTTTATATTCCAACGTTGATGGCGGCGAATTGCGCGGCCTCTCACTATGCTCCGGATATGGAGGACTCGAACTCGGCATCAGTATCGCCGAGCCCGGATATCGAACTGTTTGTTTCGTCGAGCGGGAAGCCCATGCGGCGGCGGCTCTCGTGGCCCGGATGGAAGACAAAGCGCTGGAGCAAGCGCCTGTCTGGGACGATCTTAAATCCTTCGACGGCCACGCGTGGCGTGACCGCGTTCATATCCTCACTGCCGGTTATCCGTGCCAGCCATTCAGCATGGCAGGGAAGCGATGCGGGAAAAACGATCCCCGACACCTTTGGCCTGAAGTCGAGCGCATCATCGGTGAAGTGCGGCCAACTGCCGTCTTCGCAGAGAATGTCGAAGGGCACATCGATCTGGGATTTGCCGAAGTCGCAGCGAGCCTTCAGAAGCTGGGCTATTACACAAAAGCGGGACTGTTCACGGCGCGAGAAGTGGGCGCAAGCCACCGGCGTCGCCGCCTCTTCCTCCTGGCCTACGCCGACGGCGAGCGATGCGGGCTATATGCCGGATCTGATACTGGAGGGCGGTTCGATCACGATCAAGTCACCGTTCTACACGGCGGAGACGAGCTCGGGCCAGTTCTCGCTGACAAATGCAGCGCGGGCATGGTCGAGCATGTGGATGGCGATGAGGGCGCTTGGTTGGCGTCCGATCGCGAAGAGCTGGCCGAATGCGAAGCAATCTTCGCACCAGGTCCGGGTGAGCTTCAGGACTGGCACCGGCTCTTACATCGGCGGCCTGATCTCCAACCCGCGATTTTTCGAACACGTGATGGGCTGGCCGATCGGGTGGAGCGCACCAGAGGAGCCGGTAACGGAGTATGCAGCCTGGCTGCGGCGTTCGCGTATCGAACTCTCAAGGCTGACTTCGTTGGCGATGCTGCGGGATCGGGAGTTAACCAATGACGCTTGAGCCTGTCCAGCCGGTTAGGCCGGTCGCGCCATACCTTGGCGGCAAGCGCGCGCTCGCCAAGCGTCTTGTCCCGATGATCGATGATATTCCGCACGATCTCTATGCGGAGCCATTCGTTGGCATGGGCGGCGTCTTCTTTCGCCGGACGCGGCGGCCGAGGAAGGAAGTGATCAACGATATCTCGACCGATGTCGTGAATCTCTTCCGGTTGTTGCAACGCCATTATCAGCAGCTGCTCGACGTGCTGAAGTGGCAGGTCTGCAGCCGGGCTGAGTTTGAGCGTCTGGTCTCGCTCGATCCCGACAGACTGACCGATCTGGAGCGGGCCGCCCGGTTCCTCTATCTGCAGCGCGCGGGCTTTGGTGGCATGGCCCGCAATTATGGTGTGGCCAGAACCAACCCGGCGCGCTTCGATCTGACAAAGCTGGTGCCGATGCTTGAGGATGTTCATCAGCGCCTTTGCGGCGTCGACATCGAGCGGCTGCCCTATGCTGAGCTGATTGGCCGCTATGACACGCCTGGCACGCTGTTCTATCTCGACCCGCCATACTTCGGTTGTGAAGATGACTATGGCCCAGGCATCTTCTCAACGGCTGATTTCGAGGTTCTGAGAGGCCTCTTAGAAGGGCTCAAGGGCCGCTTCATCCTGTCGCTGAACGACAGACCTGAAGTCCGGGAGTTGTTCGCCGGGTTCAAGATCGAGGAGGCCAAGCTCAACTATCGAGTCAGCGGAAAGGTGACACCAGCCCGCGAGGTGATTATCACAGGGCCATGAGCATTTACGACCAATCAAAATGGCCGAACCCTGAAGCCAACCCTCTCGTGATCATGCTGGAACGTGGTGACCAATGGTTCAGCAACACTGAGATCAACACCGCCCTCGATCCGGAGCGCAGGAACAAGAATCGTTCCGTCATAGCGAACTGGCCTACGCTGGCTGAACAATTGAGAGACGGGGATACGATGATCGAAGGCCGCACTTTCCGGGAACCAACGAATGACCGGCAGGGCCGGACTGGAGGCGTCTCAAGATACTTCAGCCAGCGCGCGCTGATTCTGATCATAATGCGCGCTCAGACAATCAACGCCGCAGCATGCCGAGATTGGATAGCCACTGCTATGGCAGATACCCTTTCCGCCCACGAGTTTGCTGCTCAATAAGGCAGTTTTAGTGCTCCAGAACCTCTTGTCAGAAATGGCTAATCGCTCCAGAACCTCTTGTCCGGCTACAGCGGTTCCAGCCCGACTCCCCCGCCCAACCACCCGATATCCTTCAGGTAACCTTTATCGGGTGGTTGGGCGGGGGAGACGGGCCGGTGCCGAAAGCGCATCACGAACGTGATACGCGCACCGAATAAGGACTCAGGCCAGCGCTGTTCCAGCCGACAGGCGAAGAAAGATCACGCCTTGGCGACGGGCGGGTGGTCTCCCAGATCTTCGTACCAGGCTTCGACAGGTCCGTTCAGCTTGATTGTCAGCGGCTGCCCGTTGCGGTCCAGCGATTTTCCAGCCTGCACGCGCACCCAGCCTTCGGAAATGCAGTATTCCTCAACATTGGTGCGCACCGACCCCTTGAACCGGATGCCGACACCGCGGCCCAGCTTGTCGCCATCGAAATGCGGACTGCGCGGATTGATCGCAAGCCGGTCAGGCGGAAGATCGGCGCCCGCTGCGCCTGCCGTGTTGCCGTTTTCGGCTGGTGTGTTTTCATCGGTCAT